ATCCGTAGTTTGAACTGTATTAGTAGTAAATGATGGTAATGCAGTAGGACAAAATGCTTTAAACTTAAATGCTGTACTTGTACAAACTCCAACTAACTGTAATCTTAATGTAGCGGGAGTTGCATTTGGTTTAGGAATTACCATAGTATAATAAATATTACCAGTAGCATTTAAATTAACTGTTCCTGAAGCTGGAATATTTATAGTAGTTGATGTTCCTTGGTCTACAAAAGTACCCCCATCATATACAAAATTATTTACTGTAAATGAATTTCCTTGTAAATCACTTGCAGTACAGCCAGTTATTGATGTACCTACAAAATTTAATTCACCTGCAGTGGCTTGTTCTAAACCATGAGTGTTTGTTGTTAAAGTATTATAAGTGGATGAATCATAGGTTGCTAATATACCATCTGGTATATTAAAAGGTTGAAAATACACCACTATAGCTCCTACATCAGTATTACCCGTATCTACATCAATTATATAACTACCTACATTACCACTACCTTCAATATTATTACCACAAGGTACTGGACATTCACAATTTGCAGCAGTACCTAGCACACCACCTGTTTGTTGTCTATATGTGTTAGCATCTTCTGTTGAGGCTTGATACCATCCATCGGGAGCTTTTGTAGTCAATTGACTATCACTCCATACCGCAGTTGCTGTTGCAAATGTTGAAGTATCAATATAGTATGTAGTGTTAGTGTTTACAGCCATTGTTTAGCAAGTTAATAAATTTTCTACTCTACCTGAGCTGTTAACATATATTACTGATGTAGCACTTAAAGATATATATCCTGCACCAGCTAAAGTATCAGGTCCTGTCATTGTATAAATAAAATCTCCTACCACTGGTAAAGTACCTGATCCATTATGGTAATAATTATTTTCTGTAGGATTAGCTGCACATGCTTCTGATCTTGTCGAATATAAATTAGAACCATTAAAGTTTTCATAACCGCATCCTGTACAACATACGTTAGTTGCACTTGTTGTGCTATAACATAAAGGTATAGCTGTACCACATGGTGCACAAGTTGTGCTTGGTAGTAAAGCTCCTGCCGATTGCTCTCTTACAACCCCACCTGTTTGATAAAATTGATTAGGGGCTTTAGTATGCAAACTACTATCCGTCCATACCGCTGTAGCTGTAGCAAAATCATTTGTATCAATAAAATAAGAATTTGTACTCCCTGAACAACATGCTATAACATCCGTTGAGCCATCTCTCAAATTCATATTTGTTACATTTCTATAATCCCATACCATATATAAATACTTATCAGTAGTTGGATTATTATTAGTGTAAGTAAATGATGCTTGATATAATCCAGTAGATGGATTAGTTATTGGTGTCACATTAGTTGCTGCAGCATCTATAGTAGACCATGAACCTGCATCATACTCAGTTGAACTTATTAAATATTTGAATTTATCTACAGTAGCATCAAAGACAAAATCATCAAAATCTTTTTTGTTTGATTGCATGGTTATAGTAGCTCCACTTACAGGCATTATACCGATTGATGTTTGACCAGTGGTAGAAATAAAACTTTCTACAGGATCAGCCGATGTAAATTGCACTAATTCACTTGAAACTGGACTGGTTTGAGTTCCTTTATTCCAAAAATATTGATTGTGTATAAATTTACCATCATCTACAGGTGAACCTAAAGTCATTTGTACCACTATAATTTCATTAGTCACTGGGCATTCTGGTGTTATATCAAATGAAGCAGTGCCACTAGGAGTTATAGTTACTGTGGCATTAGATGGACTTGCTTTCGTTTTGTCAAAAGTTACAGAACCACTACCTGTAATAGATTGATTTATAACCGTAGCACTATCCCATACAACATTTAGTGTAACTGTTCCAGTTATATTATAATCAAAACTAACTGTACCTTGTGATACTCCAAAGTCTATTGTATAAGATGAAGCATTAGTTACACTTTGTCTTGATATTAAAGTTCCACATGATAAAGGCACTACAGCACTAGGTATATCAGTTACACTAGATGATAATACATACTCATTCATATAAGGATCAAAACCACCTAGTTTTTGTTTATTAAAGTTTTGAGTAACCTGTTTTCTACCTTGTCCTTTTAATTGTATTACTGCATTTCTTTTCGCATCGGTAAAATACATTGAGTCACCATGTGCAGCAAAACTTTCAGGGTTTTTACTTATGCCATATTCTTCTATTCTTGCTATTTGTTGACCTAAAACTAATGGTGTTGAGGTAATAGCACCACCACCCGCTGGTGTAGATAATAAATCTTTACCTGCTAATACATAAGATATTTTGTCTTCTTGCAAACACATAATATCTGTTTCTCTACCATGTAACACTTGTATAGGCCCATAGCTTACTTCACAGTCTTTAAAATTTGCTAATCCTAAGTTAAACTCATTTAATCTATTTACATTTGTTTCTTCACTGTATAAACCACTATATGTTAGACCAGCAAATCTATCAGCTTCTTTATAATCAACATCAGAAACTGATGTTACTCTTTGCCCTAGAGTAAATGATTGACCTACAAGAGAATCTTCTACTTTAAAACTTTCTACTCCATTACCAAATGCAAAACAATCAAAAAACCCTAATGTACTTATAGCAGGTAATGTGCTTGATTGATTTTGAGTTGTACCCATATGAAACCCACCAGTTATATCATAACAAGTATCATCTTCATAATAAATATCATTATCAACATCTACTGGTATTGATTCAAATGTAATTATAGAATTAGCTATTTGAACCGAAATTCTACCTTTTAACCTAGAAGGATGTCCTCCTACACCTTGAGTACCACTTTTAATAAATAAATATAAAAAGTTAGTTTGTGCTGTTCCACTAGAAGGAGCACCTCCACTTGTAGTTCTATATTCATATCTATTTCTGCGTTCATTTGATCCGATATTTGAATCATCTCCTAGTTGAGGTAAAGGTTGAGTGTTCAAGAATATATTTTGATTTGCTCCTGAGTCATCTGTACTTGTGTCGGTACCTCCTGTAAAATCTATACCTTCACCTACAGTAAATTCATATAAATTAGTATAATCATTTGATGCGGCAAAGGTTTTATTATAGTTATATATTCTAGAACCTACTCTTGTATTTCTTTCACTTCTAAAAAATTCTAAATCAAAAGTTACTAAACTACCCTCCGGTATTACTAAGTTTACATCATCTGTAGTTTTGTCTCTAAAACATGGTATAAGTATAGTAGGATAGTTTCTTCTCGATTCAACTTTTTGTAAACCTGAGCTCCATGCAGTTGTATCCTCTGAGATATCTACATTAAAGTTTGTAGGCTTTAACTCCATATACAATCCAGCTAATTCAGCAATATATGGTGGGTTACCCCCACTTTCAACATTAGCAGCGGGTGTTAAAAAGTTTTGCTCTCTAGCCTCTACACTTAAAACCTCTTGAGTTTGGTAACTTGTTAAGGCACCAAATGTATCTGTTTTAACCCTTAATATATCGCCTGTTTTAACTTTAGTTTGGTTCTGACCTTCTAACTTAAAATGTACTGTATTAGTGGTAGTATCTTCATAATAGAAATTACTATATATAGTTTCGTATGGTCCTTCAGCTCTTTTGACTACAAATTTATATTTAGATGCCCAATAAGGGGGTTTTTGTGTTATAGGTATAGTAGCAATTATTTTGTTAGTTTTATCTGAAGTAGAAGCAGGTGTAAATATTGTATTATCTGGTGATACTAAAGCAGTTGAACTTCTTAAGTACTCATCCATATAAACTATACCAACTTCATAATTTCTGTTACTGTGTAAACTTTTAGTATTACCATTACCTAAAAACAACACTTCCGCAGTAGTAAATTTATAATACTCATACAATGGAGCCGCTGCACTACCTTGTGTGTCGAGAAACTTCATTGCAGGAATTATAAATACAACGGTATCTAAACCAGGAGCTGCACTTATTTGTATTCCTTCATTTAAATTAGTTATACCACTTTCATTCTTTGTCCAAGTAATGTTAGAATCACTGTCTGTTTTGTTAGTTACAGCACAATTAAATGCATCTGTAAGGCTAGTTCCTGAACATGCACTAGCTACAGGATTAAAATAAGCAGGTTCACTACCTATTCTTGTTTTAAATTCAGTGCTAGTAACCATTTCATATACACTACTATAATCTCTGGGTAAAGTAAATATTGTAGTTATTGTTGTTGAAACTTGTTGAGTAGAAACTGTACCACTATTACCTGTAAATTGAGCATGAGTAAAAGTAAAGTCAAAATCAAGTATAGCTCCACTCTTGAGTTTGTTTTTTATATCTGCAAAATTAAAAGATACAGATGCATCTGATATTGTTGTGGTTCCAGCACCACTATCGATAGTATAATTAACTGTAGATTTAACAGGTGCAAAATCATCTGTTTCTATATTAGTTGTAGATAATGCAGTTTCAAAAGTCATTTGACAATTATTATTTTACTATTACTAAATGTTTGTGTCTGTATACTATTGTCCGGCCAACCAAAATTTGATTTATCAAACTTTTCTATAACATTTAATACATTTGAGTCTGCAAATTTAAATATCAAATCTACTCCTACTACATTCGAACCTCCTGTGTTAAAACTTATTTCAACTGCATTATATATGTTTTTCATACCACTATTTAAATTAGTGGCAATATCTAATCTAAATACACCAGGAGTAAATGCTATATCCGTAAATTGAGATAGTGCACTATACTCATCATCTTTGTACTTATATCTATAAGCAAAAGAAATCATTCTTGTTTCTAAATAATTTGCTTCAGTCGCCTGTTGTATTAAGTTAAATGTAGGGGCTGCTAAAGGTGGTTTTACTATAACATTTAAGTCTTCATCTGTTATTACATCCGCACCACTTGAAGGTCCAGGATAAGTTCTTGTTACATTAATTTTTCTTGGTGGATTAATATCATCTGTAAAAAATAATAAATCACCTATTTTATTTACACTATTAATTAGATACTTTTCATTAAAATTTAAAACAGAAACGGAAATAACATGATATGTTATTAATTCATTCTTAGTATCAAAAGATACAATCATATCTACTGTAGTAGATGTAACAAACCAATATATAGTTTCATTTGCACCATCTTCATATGCACCGATACATTTAGCTCCAGTTAAGTCTGAACCACCATATTGTAATGTAGTAAGTTGAGTATTACCTTTAGAGTTTTCTACTGCACCTATTTCAGTAGTCTCTGTTGATCCTAATCTAACATTGATAGCATTTATGTACTCACCAGGTGGAAGAAGTCTTTCATCCACGCTTTTGTTCATTCTACCGCGTACAAAGTTTGTTGTTACTATAGGCATTTTTACTTAATCCATTTAGCCTGACCTCTTAAATTCATTAATAATCGACCAGGGTGTATATTACTTAATCTAATTTTTGCGTTTCTTAATAAAGAAGACTTATCTTTTCTAGCTCTGTTGACAATATATTCTTGTACTCCTAATTTACCATTAAGTATAGAGTATTTAATATAAGCATAAATAAATTCTTCAAATAGTTTATTTACACTAATGTCTGCATCATTACCTCGTTCCATTCCATCAGAAACATATTCTAATACAATAGACTGTCCAGACGCAATAGAGCTAAAATTAATTACTCCTCTTTGCTTATCAATAGAAAAAGTAGGATTAGTATTAGCAGTTTCTGTATTCAATCCAAAATGTCCACCTATAGCAAAATCAAAATACCATAAACCATCTACACAATATCCCTCACATCCATCATAAGGACTTTCGTTGTTTAAATAAATAGTTTTCTTTGATAAATCTAGTGGTGAGTCTTGTGGTTTTAAAACATTACCATTTTGATCAAATAATATATTGTTTTGATTGTCTTGCAAATAAGTAGTTGCCCACTGGGTTTGAATATTTTCTGTTAATGGAAACAACACCCCATTTTGAAACATAGAAACTCTGACCCAATTTACATAATCATGAGGTAATACAAATAATAATGATTCATCTAATGACAATTGTAATATTTTTATTTCCTTCATAGCATCATAATTCAACTCTTGAATTCCTCTTTTTGCATGAAATAATATTTTATATCTACTTACATTGTTTACTAACTCATTATTGCCTTGATACATTAACATAAAGTTATTAACAATGTCATTTAAGGAAACATATTGATATGAACCCCAATTTTTACTTTTTGGTGATGCTCCTGCATTTGCATAATATTGATAATCTGTTATATAAGCCATATTCTATACTTGTATTTGATTGTCTTCTACAATTTCACTTTTACCAAACTCATAAACATCTGATTCTCTAATTTCTATACCTACATATTGACATATTTTTGCTACAATGCCAGGTTCATCAGACAATGGTAATTCAAAGTCTTGATAATCTGCTTGACCTGAATCAAACTCTGGACTACCAGATGTACCTCCTACAGTTTGATAAGTCCATTTAGGTGGTAAAGGATATCTAATGTAATCAGTAATTACTGATCCTGCTGAAGTAATTGTTTCTGGATAAACTGTTATGGTATTTCCTAATTGACCAGTAGCAGTGTCACTGGAACCTGTTATTCCACTTGTAGCCCCACCTAATACATATGCAGGAAACCCTGTTGTTGGTGCAGTTAATGGTGAATTATTTAAATAAAATATTTTGTTTTGATTTACTCTTTCTACCTCTACAATATTAGTGGTATTATATATAGAATAAGTATTACCACCCGCACCACCTATTGGAAATATATTAGTACTTAAAGTTAATTGTGTATTGCTATCAATACTTACAACAAATGCACTAAAACCAGCATAATCGCTGTTAGCTTGTGTATTAGTTACTATTTGTCCTACTTTTATTACTCCACTTGTAGAAAACTGTGCACCAGAATCTGTTAATCTATTAGATACACCTGCGGCAGTTGTAAAACCACTATCAACAAAGTTAGGGTAATAATTTACCTTATTTATATAATAGTAATCTGCCGGTAAATTAAACATATTGTTAGCTTGTTTAATTAATCCTTTAGTAGCAGAAAAACTATCAATAACTTCTACTAGACTTTTAACGATATCTGCGTAACCAGTACCAGAAACTCTTTGATTTTGTTTGTTTATCCAACTATTATATTGATAAAAATAATCTTCAAATAAATCCATTTGTGCTTGTTGCGCGTACAAATTAAAGTCCTGTGGAGAAATATATCCATAGTTATTTTTGTTTGCTATTGCTTGTACAGTCTTTCTAACTGAGTTAATCATGCTAGTTCTTTTTAC